CAAGAAAACTATCGTTTAAAAGAAATTCATGGGATAGCAATTAATCAACCGATAGACGCCTTTAACCATATGTGGGACTCAAGCAGGTACCGACACATGGCCTACAATAACCCGTTAACCTTACACCAAACCACTCAATCTCTTAATGAATTAGGTATAAACTATTAGAAAATGGATTTACTTGAGTTAATTAAAAAAGACATTCAAAAGGCAATTGGTTTTATTGAGTCAAATCAAATGCCAAGAACCGATATAACTTCTTGGGAAGAATTGAACAGGGAGTTTAATAAAAGCGAACGTAATTTAAGGCCGTCACAAGTTGGAAATATCCAAAAGGATAAGATTGTTGGGAGTGGCGAAAAGACTAAAAACGTTACGGCAATTCGTTTGTCTATTCCTTTTGCAAAAAAAATTGTGAGTACGGCAGTAGCTTTTGAATTAGGCGAGCCGGTTACTTTGATAGCCGATGATAAGAATGAATTATACGAGGCGGTAAAGCAAACTTGGAAGTTAAACAGATTAGATAATAAACTCCAAGAAGCTTTAAAGAGAAAGAAATCCGAATTAGAAAGCTGTTTGATATTTCACATTGAAGATATTCCAAGCGATAAAGGTTGGATTACAAAACTATTTAAATCTGAAAAGAAAAGAATTAAATCCAATCTTAAAACGAATAAAGAAGGCAGAATGTATCCAATTTTCGACCAATTCGGTAATATGGTACAGTTTGTTTGGAGATTCAAAACTAAGATTGAAAATAAAGAAGTAGATAATATTTGGATTTACACTGATAAAAACAGAATCGTAATTGATAATTCCATTGAAAACGTTTATACTCAAAGAGAAAGTAAGCCGCACGGATTCGATAGAATTCCAATTGTATATCTTAACCAAGAAACTCCAGAGTGGGAAGATGTAAAAACAATCATTGACCGATTCGAGGTTGCGCTTTCAAAGCTTGGTGGTTCGAATGACTATGCTGGTTATCCTTTACTTAAGCTTTATGGGGAGTTAGTAAATATGCCGGACCGAAATGACGATGGGAAAACGCTGCGCTTCCCAATGAAAGAGGTTGACGATACAAGCGGAAAAACAATTCACGGAGATGCGGAGTTCTTAACGGCCAATAATGCTGCCGAATCTGTTAAGTTGGAATTGGAGAAACTATATTCTTTAATTCACGCAATGAGCTCAACACCCGATATCGCTTTCGATAATTTAAAAGGGCTTGGCTCTATGTCTGGAGTAGCATTAAAACTTATGTTCTTGGATGCGATTATAAAAGCTAAGATGAATGAGGGAGATAATAGAACTATGATTGAGCGCTGCTTAAATATCATTGGTTCAGGAATTAAAAGTACTGTAAATACGAAACTTTCAAAGCAGGAGTTGTTGGTATCTGTTCAGTTTAATTCAATTCTTCCAAACGATTTAAAAGAAGCGGTTGAGATTGCCACTACTGCCGTACAAGGCGGTGTTATGAGTAAAGAAACCGCGATTAACTACTTGGATATGGTAGAGGACAAGGAGAAAGAAGTTAATGTTTTAAAAAAGGAAATTAATGATTTAAAAAAGGAAGTTAAATCTGTTAAATAATAAGCGTAGAATAAGTTTAGTTTGTAGATTTATATCAAATATTTATACGTTAGAAATTTATGCAAAAATTTAAATTATTTTCAGTTTTATTATCTTTTGTGATTGTGGCAATTACTTTTGTGAGTTGTAATACTAAAGAAGGGGAAAGTTTAGGAAATATATATAATACGGTAGTCGATACTGAAAATGAAAGTGAAAGCGAAGAGGAGGTTAACTCAGAGGATTCAAATTTAGACAGTAATACCGATGTTAATGATATTGATACTTTATTAGACGAGTATGAGAAAACTGTTAACCAGTACAATGACTATAAAGAGAGGATTAGTGAAGGAGATATAACTGTTATAGCTGAAGCTCCTGCCTTATTAGAAAGGGCTCAAGACTTGAAAGCCAAATTTGAAAAGATAAAAGACAATATGACGGCTGAACAGATTGCGAGATTGTCTGTCATTATTAGTAATATGTAAGACTGAATTTTTAAATAATATAAATACCACCCAAATCTGGGTGGTTTTTTTATGTCTTCATAGCTGGTCAATAACTCGACCAGCTTTTTTTTTGCCCCAAAGACACTCTCACTTAAATTAGATACAAATCATAATTAATATAACAGTATCTAATATGAACAAAAAACAAAAGATTGCAGGTAGACTTAAGGTTTTGTTTCCTAAGGCTAACTTATCTCAAAAAAGGATAGACGCTATTGCGGCTAAACTTGAATCAAAAGTTGCAGACGATGCAGATGAAACAGCCATTGATGATGTGGTTAATCAAGCCAATGATTTTATGGACTTTGAGGCTATTGCTAAAGAGGACGACAGAATCAGAACTTTGGAAGCCAATCAAAAGAAAGCCGGTGAGGGTGAAGGCGAACCAAATCCACCAGGTACACCGCCAACTCCTCCAACAGGTGAAACCCCTGAGTGGGCGAAGTCATTACTTCAAAAGGTTGAAGCTATCGAAAAAGGTGAAATCACAAAATCAAAAGTAACAACTGTTGCGGACCTTTTCTCTAAATCTGAAGTTTTAAAAGGACTCCCGGAAAATCAAAAACAATCTTGGATGAAACGTGTGAATTTAGATGCCGAAGATTTAGCGTCTGAAATTTCTTCTTTAGAAGCAGAATTCACTGATTTGAAACAATCGATTGTTGACTCAAGTGATTATGCGGGTGCCCCATTTAGAGCAACGGAGGCGGGTGGCTCGGTATCGGATGCTGAATTGGATGCTGTTATGGGCAATTTATAAATTAAAAAACATTAAGAAATGGGATTAGTAGCTTCATTAAACAATCAAAAGCACGGTTTTGATTCTAGTAACGATACGATCGTCGTACCAAGAGTTTTTGAAACCGTAATTGGTGGTAGAACATTAGATACCACAGGTTTTACCCCAGAGGTTATTCCGGCGGGTCATGTGGTAATCAAAGAAGACGCAACGGGAAATCACAAACCAATGCCCGTAAGTGGCGCAGCCTATGCCGCACTACCGGCGAACCACTCAGTAGTTGGGGTGGTAATTTCAACAGTGGAAACTAAAAAGCCTTTTGTTGGTATTTGTGTTAGAGGCACAGTGAATGAGGCTGCGTCTTTATACACACCAACAACGGCAATCAAATCGGCATTGCCATTAATTCGTTTCATTAAAGAATAATCAGTAAATGGAAAAATCAATTTTTATACATCTAAAAGACTGGTTCGGTAGAATCGTTGGGAGATTATCTGTTTTTACTAACGGAAAATTAGAAAATGAAGAGCAAGAATATCTTCATAAAAAAATGCTTTCAGAAGAGCATTCTGCAGATTTAAAATGGGGAAGTTCAACTTATAACGGATCGATTGTAAAAGCAGATATCGTTGCCATGGATTCGGAACTTGCATTGAAAAAACAAGATTCTTTATCAACAGCGTCTGGAGATATTCCAAAGCAAGGTATGATGTTTAAGCTTACAGAAAAGCAATTATCCGATATCGATACTATGATTGCCAAAGGGTTTGAAATGGTAAATATCGTTAAAAAGGTTTTTGAACAAGTTAAAAAATCAATTCTGGGTATTCATGAAAACAATGAATATATGTTTTTACAGGCCTTATCAACAGGGCAAACTTTATTAGAGGATAAAGATAATGTTGGTTTAGGTATTCGAGTTGACTTTGGTTTTCAGGATAAACGTAAACATAACGCCTCGAAGCCTTGGAGTGATCCAACGGCCAAAGTTGTTGATGATATCAATAGAGTTTTAAAAGCGGCTAAGTCTGAGGGGATTTCTTACAAGGTTATTATGTTAGATGATACCACGTTGGGTTATTTGCGTGAAAATGAACAAGTAAAAAATCATTTTGCATTTGTTAAGGGTATTGTTGCCGAGGGAGGAGTTGTTCCCACTTTAAGTGAGGAACAATTGTTGAACTTTATTTCTTTAAACTTTAAGTTAAAGGTGATTACTGTTGATCGTACGGTTATTTCAGAGAAAAATGGAATAAGAACAACTTTAACTCCTTGGGAATCTGGAATCATTACATTCCTACAAAGTGAAAAAGTAGGGCGTTTAGTTTACGGAACTTTAGCAGAGGAAACGCGTAAAAATCCGTCAATTTCTTATCAAAAGGCAGGCTCATATATCATGGTTAAAAAATGGTCAGAGAACAAACCTTTTTCGGAGTGGACTTCATCGGAGGCTTTGTGTTTGCCGGTAATTGATAATGGCGCATTTATCTCATTACTTGATACTAAGATTGCCAATGTTGAGGACACTCAAACGGAGGACGATGCAAACTTTACTTATGATGGTAAAAATTACACTAAAGCTTCTGTAGTGGCAGCAGTTAAGATTGTAAACCCAACTTCTACGGTAACTGTTGCAACTAAAGATTCGGCACTAGCAACAATCATCAATAAGTTCAACGAAGAACAAATTACGGTATTTGAGGCTAATATAACACTAGCAACGTAATGTACTGCGAAAGTAGCAAAATATTAATAAGTAAAAGAGTTGGTTGGAGTATTCCAACTGACTCTTTATTTTCTGTAGAAATTTCAGAAGATAACCAAACTGCTACTTCTGGAAGGTATGCGAATTCATTC